CTTGGATCCGAGTCTCCTATATCCAAGAATTTAAGAAAAGTTGAGTCAGGATCCGTTGCCATTCTTCTTGCTGTACTCAACATACCTCTTGCTGAGGTGTTTGCTTTGGATAATTTTTGTGCCCATATCATATCATCTATACTTACTTCTTGATTTGCTGCAATAGATTTGCAGATGCCTTCTAACCGAAGACGATAGGCAGTTGATAACATAAATTAATAAGTAATATTAATTTTATTTATCTCTCAGATACTTGTTGTATTAGTGTGTCAATAGATCGAGACATACTGCGATACCCCGTTCCTACGTATAATTGTCCTAGAAATACAGACACGGTTGCTGCTCCCCAGAAGACATAATACCACTTACTTTTAATTTGGTAACGTTTCATAATCTACATTATATCATATAAACTGATTATTCGGGAAATTTTAAATAATTTGTATGTTCTACAGTTTTTGCTACGTCTAGCATAGCTTCTCTAACACTAGGTTGTTGACCTGTTGCTTGGTAAGCAAGATTATCTTGGTCGGTCATAGACCATCTCCACTGGTGCATTTCATTACAATACCACAGTTGTATTTGCATATGTTTTTTTAAGTTAATAGGGTATTTCTTCTTCACAATGAATTAAATGTGCATCTAATTCAAATATAATTGGATGACATAATTCTTGTATGAGATAAGAAGATGATCTATAAATCTCATCCATTGTACACCAAGAATTTTGATTTGCCAAATCTATTGTTTGGGAATCAGGATTTTGTATTTCGTCGAAAGTGAATGCTAAACCGTTAAGATAATAAATTCTACACAATCCTATTTTGACGACATAACGGAAGTCGGAATAGATGCGGTACATTTGCTGAACAAGAAAGGACCTTTTTTGGAACCCCAGAGCAACTCTCCCTCTTCATCATACCCTTTATCGTCAGACTCAAAAGAATCTTTAGTTAAAGTTATTGTAGAAACAACTACACCTCTGCCATTGTGGGCATTAGGTTCGTTTTTACCTATCCAACCTCTTTCACTTTCTGTGAAGATAAGACTAGGCATTTTTTTATCAGCGTTAAATGTTTCTAATAGTATGTGATCTTTTTTAGAAACGACGTTATGTGTTCGTTCACGATACACTTCACCGTTCCAGTCATACCACTGTTTTGATGCTAATCGTCCTTCGTCATTGAAGTACCACAGGTAATGGATATATGCGAAAGACGATGGCCACATCTGTGCTTGTCTTAAGTTATGCCAGTGGTGAACCAAAAGATCCAGAAAAGGTTGTTGATCCATCGTATATTTTATATATTATAATTGCTCCTTAAGTTCACCTAATGTTTCAGTCACGTAACTTTTAACTTCCGCATCACTTGGCAAAGTAACACCAGGTATAGGGGGTGGTGGACCTGTCATTGGTATAGGTGGAGTTTCTAATGCTTCTACCTGTAATTGTCCGTCAGGGATTCCATTCATTAGGATATTCCCTTTGTCTCCTTCTATGAGAACTGTTTCACCTCGTTCAACAATTTTGAAAATGAAATTTAAGTTCTCAACTGCTTCTTCTTTTGTAATTCTGATCATAATTTGTAATGTCTCCTGTTAGGTTCTACACCTTCTTGTATCATTGTAACTGCGAGAGTGAAGAGATTACTACCTGACTCATCAAAAGCATAGTTAATTGTCTCTTCGTGACCATCGCTGTCTTTGTATTTTATTTCACGTTTGGTAAAATTTATCCAAACATAATCAATGTAAGTTTCCATTAATAACCATATAAGATACTCTTCACTAAACATTTTATCTTAGTTCAGCATAATTGGCAACCCATAGATTGTTGTAGGACCTGCACGACACCCAAAGGATGCTTTACCTGCTGTTACTCCATATCTTATAGTTCCTACACCTAAAACACTATTTGTTATAGCACCTATACCTTTAATTCTTTCTGTAATAATTGAAGGAACACCTTTACCAAGACCAATAGTTGCTCTAACAGAACCAACTGCACCTCCCATAGTCTCAACAATACCACAAGGTTTTGTCATTCCTACAACAGAACGTATATAAGCAGCAGGTAATAATGATCCTGTTAATCCTTCACTTTGTAATACAACATCAGGACCTTTAATCATAGTTAATCTACCTGTAATAGCGATTGGAATTGGATTTAACATACCAATCATTGTATAGATCTGATTGTTTACAAAATTAGTCTGCCAAGCACACTCGTTGATGATCTCACCAGAGATAGAGTTCATCATCGCTGTTGCTTTGTTGGTTATACTGTTTGCATCAACTTCAAAATCACCAATAGCAGTTAGGGTAATATTAGATGCTTGTAGTCCCCAAGTTCCTTGATAGTTTACTTCGTGATCAGCAGCAATAACTTCTGTAGATTTTGCTTGTTGCTCACCTGGTGTGTCACCTTGATAATTATCACCAAGAACATCACTTTCACCCTCTTCTAGACCAACACCATTAGATTGGTGTGTATTAAGTGCTCCACCAACCTCTATGTTAAAATCTCCATTGACTTTTAAGGTGTAATCACCTTCAATAGTCACACACTGATTACCTTTGGTGTTTAGACATTCATCACCACCAACAATTTTAGTTTCATTTCCAGGTATATTATAATGTGTATTACCAAAACTATCAGATATTCTAGTTTGTCCACCTGTATCTGAAACGATAGTTTTTTGTTTACCTTCATTATTATCTTGGATAATAGATGATCCGTTCATAAATGACTGGATCTCCATATCATAAGACTTTAGACCTTGATACATTTCGGTGATAATATCACCTTGTGTTTTTGGTTTACCAGTTACAACATCTACACTAACCTCTCGTTTCATAAACTCTGGAGGTGATTCACAGGTACTAGATCCCCACAGTGGCATCCAGAAATTACTTCGTGATTTTCGTATTTTTCTGCCACAATTCTTTTTCTTGAGAAGTGACATAATAAGACCAAGAATTAACTTCACAATATTTTGGAAGTTCAACTTACTAAAGTCCATTTGGAAAATACTTGTGATCTTTCCTACTAATGCTCTAAATTTACCAATAGCGTCTCTTGCTGTAGCGATTGCAGAAACAATAACATTAATAGTTTTTCCTATCTTTTGTAAACCTTCTTTGATCTTTCCCATTATGGCACCAACTGCACCACTAATAATAGTTGAAATACCATCAAATACTTTCCTCACAACCATATTTGCCAATGATTGAGCAAACGCAGTGGTATTAGTAAATGCAGATCGAATAATACCTAGAATATGAGACGCTTCAAACATACAGAATACGTTAAATAACATACCTGCAACATCCATTAGAGTTGTAATAATACCTGTAGGAATTACATTACTGAGTAATGATTTTAATTTACCTATCACAGACTCAATAATTTTTGCCATTACCTCTTTCATCCAAGACATAATGCCTGAGATACCATTAGCAATCGCTAAGTTGATACCTCTCATTGCCTTACTTAATATTTTATTATCTACTTTCTTTCCTGTAACAATAGAAACTAAATTACCTAAAGGGTCTACTGCTAATGTTGCTGCAAGATTACCTGCTTCTGTCAACATCCTTTCTAAGTCTGTCTCAAAACCTGATCCCGCAGGACCTGCTGCTCCATCTGCAATACCAAATATTGAAGTTGGAATGACCATAGGGTTTGTAGCATAATGACCCTCAAGACCTCTACTTAAAATACCAATTAAACCTCTATCTGTTGACTCTCCACCATCTGTGTTAGCAGGTTGTTCTCCTGTTTTGTTAAACTGGTTTCCACCTGCTACTTCTCCACCTGATAAATCTTGTGCTTGTACAGGTAAATTACCTGCCTTTTCTCCATCTGCTATTGTAGTTTTAGCAACTTCTGAATCTTGACCACTTTCATTTGTCTTAAATCCTCTAAAAGAACCTATAACAACTGGTAATTGTGCTTCCTCTCCATCTAAGAAAAATCCTAGAACCTGTGCACCAACTTCCAATGCTGTAGCAGTTCCTGTATTTTTTATACCTGCTTGGTCTGTAGGCAATAAAACTGTTGCCCAAGGTAATGACTTAGTGGGAACCGTTGTTAAGTATGCTTCTTTTGCTTGAGCACCTGTGTACCATCCTAAAATACGAACACGAACTCTACCAATCTCTTGTGGATCTTCTTTATCCTCGACTTCTCCGACCCACCAAGTGAATCCGTCGCGACCCATCACATCAGTTTTACCTTGTAAAGCAGTTGCTGCCATTTTTAAGTTATCCTCCGTTTTTATTTATGCGTAGGAAATCCATCCTGTAACGATCATTTTTTCTTCGGGTGATGTAAGACCGTGATGAACGTGAGTCCAATCTGCTGGCCAAAACACTGTTAAACCTTTCTCAGGTTTTATTTTTTTATCTTGATGTACCCAGTATGTTTCACCACCTTCATTAACTGTATTTAAGTAAGTCATCCAAGCAAGATGCCTATAGGATGCAGTCTTACCAGACCCAATTCTTTCACAATGAGGGCGGTGATAACCACCTGTATTTGCAGGATACCATTGTATATTGAATGGTTCATTCAATTCAACGGGTGCCATACAAGCGTACGGGAATCTTTCAAGGTATTTATCAAGAACTGTTTGAAGTTCTCCTAAGAAAATACGAACTGCTTTCTCATTGAGAAAGGGAGGTATTGCCATATCAACAGACTTCTTGATGGTAGGGTCTACACCATCAGAGAACTCTCCATTAACCTTTTTAAGATAAGTACAATTATCCCAAAATTCCAGTAAATTGTCAATAGTGAGATCACTTATATGATCTCCATAGATAAAATCAGTCGTCATATACTAAACACTCTGGTTCTTCTGGATGTTGATCACACCATAGTTCCAGTGCGTTAGGGTCGTGATGATCTCCTGCTTTGATCTCTTCTTTATGATGCTCTGCATACTCTTCTAAGTCGTGCAGTTCTTCTTTTGCGTGTCTGCGTGCAGCAGGGTTCATTGTTGGATCATCAATGATGTCCTTATCTTTTTTAATGTGGTCTTCTATGCTTTTCATTGTTCGATACTGTCCTTTGCTAAGTTTAATTTTGTTGTGATCTCAGGTGCGGACCATTTATGTTTCACACCTATCACAATATAGTTTCCAGAATAGGTTTCGTCAAGTTCCAAACGTTCAGACTGATCTTCAGTTTGAGACTTAGGTATCCTAATGTTAACTATGTCACCTGCATCTATGGAAATATTTCCAGGGACTGTTATATCTAGGCGAATAGCATTTAACAGTTGCCAACGTGATGCAGAATACGCTGAACTTGTAACAGTGTCAAAGTTCATATTTGACGATGAACCTTCTGGGTTTGATGAGTTTTGAGCATTCTTCATACCTGGAAGTGCTCTTAGTTTTATACGAGTAGGTTTCTCTTCTGAGAAATACTCGTCATTTGCTCTAGGAAATGGGAAATAACTATTAAGAGTTTCTGCTAATTCAAATACTTGTTTAGCACCAAGGTTAACTGGAGGATTTATAGATCCCGTAGGTGATGTGTCCTCTGCTCCTGTTTCTGCTGTTCCACCATTAGTAGGTAAATTACCTTCAGTTAATGCAGGTAATAGTATTCCAATAACAACATTACTATATAATCCTTTACGCATCCTTTCTAAATGATTGGCACGATCTGGATAGTTTATTGTTTCTATATTATAAAAGTTATTTCCACTATCTGTGAGATTAGATTGCACATAGGTAAATATTTTTGGTGCATCATAAGTTGGATTTTTTACAGAACACAAGTAATCTATTGTTGCAAAATTCATACCTTTACGTGTTTGCCAATACATATATCCAGGTCTCTTAGACTCAGAACCAACAATCTTATCTGAAACATAAGAAATCACGTCATAAGGTCTCCAAGATGTAGATATAAAATTATAATTACCTGCTGACTTTTCCCACATATTATGTGTAGTTTCTTTTAAATAACTCTTCTCAACATCTTCAACGGTAGTAGATCCTGGTTGATCTTCAAATGATTTAAAAACACGATTAGTTTCATTTAATGCTGTGCTTGGTGATGTAGTGTAAATTATGTAAGTCTGTGCACGTTCTGATTTTGTAACACTACCAATTTTATATACTTTTTGTATAATTTCTAATTCCTCTTCACCTGACGAATCAGTTTTTATAGAAAGTTTTATATATTCATTACCCTGTAAGTTTTTTGACATATCTATGGTATCATAAATTGCTATCTCCATTCTCATTGTAGGAGAATCTAAAGACGATATAATATTAAATCCAGAACACAATCCACGTAGATCAAAAGCATTTTCACCATTAAAACTTAATTGAGACAAATCTTCCCTAGGAGAAAAGTCTTTTTGTTGTATAACGAGACCAAACTCCTGTATTGTATATCCTTTTGGTTGAGTTGTTGTTTCTGCCATTAGAAGAAGTTACTTGGTGATGTGTTGTTTTCAGTCATAAATCCAAACCTACTCTGAATATATGTATTGACCTCATCTTCTTTAGTAGGAAGAACAATTTCTTGACCTTCTCCACCTTCTTTTGTTTGTACAGGTCTTTCTATTACATCTAAAACGATAGTTTCTATGTTTGAGTTCATTGCAGCAGACTCTAACGCTGCTTCTCCGTCGTTAACAGTGTCTGTTAATGATGCTAACATTGTTCCTGTGTCACCTTTACTACCAATAATTAGTGCTGCTTCTAATAGTCTTCTCATAGAAAGACCAGAATCTTTACGAGTATCTGGTGTGTCTATAGGAACTATCATTTCTTCTCCGTGACCTACAAATCCACCTATTGATCTACTTATCACAGGATTGAATCCTACAGGATAACCTGATTGTGGTCCACGTATAAGTCCACCTTTACTCATACCACCTTTCAAACTTTCAAGCATTGATAAGGTTTCTTTCCAAGTTTTAGTATTATTAGTTACTGCACTCTCACTTGCAGGTATTTCATCAAAGAATCTTGATAAATTTGAAGCAAATTGACTTACATCTATTTTCTCACCCAAGAAATCTTGGAAACCTGCCATATTCTTCAGTTCTTTGAAGATAGTATCTTGACCTGCGGGATTGAATTTAAAAGTATCAGGGTCTTTACCCATATTCTTGACTGCTGCCAAAGCAGAACTCAGTCTTATACCATAACGACCTAACTCTGCATTTTCACCATATTCTTTAACTAATTCTGCTAGAGTTCTGTCAGTTATAGAAGTATCAAAACCATCACCAAATTCACCTATTGTTCTATCATATTTCATATTTGGTGCAATGAAGTCACCTAAGAAATTAGGTAAATTTAATGGATATGAGTTACTACCTTCTGAAGTATCAATATTAGTAGATCCTGATCCTGATCCTGTTGTTCCACTTTCTTCCTCTTCACCCCCACTACCTGCTACCCAACTCAATACTTTTGTTAGACCAGTTAACAAACTAATCAAAGGTTGAAATGCAAATCTACCCAAGAAACCTGCAATTTCCATTATCTTGGGCATATGTGGTTCTATGAAATCAAGAACTTTACCTGCTACTTGTGCATATTGTTCAAAAAATTTCTTTATTGCATCACCTACTGGTTTTAGAGTTTTATTAATCCACGCACCTACTTTTGAGAAAAATTTCTTTATTGGTTCAATAATATTTTTTACAATAGGACCAATATACTTACCTATATGTTTTCCTAAGAATCCACCAAGAAGATTACCAATAGCACCACCAATTCCAGGTAATAATTGATTTCCTAAAGCACCAAGTGCCATAGCACCAGTTGTTGCACCAACTCCTCCACCGATTGCTGCTGATTGTCTATCCTCTTCTGGAATATCCTCATCATTCATTATATCCTGATATGCTAGGAATCCTTGTCCTAAACCTAACGCTGCTTGACCAAGAATATTACCACCAAATACTTTTGCTAAATTAAGAACACCTTTACCAACTAATTGAAGCATACCACTGAATGCTTTTAACATTGATGCAGGATTCTTTAAGAATGCCAATCCTGCTCCAACTAAACCCACTCCTGCTAATAATTTAGTTGCACCTGCAAGTCTCGTCATAAAGGTATTACCTTCACCAAATAATTGATTCCAAGATTTACCTATCCAACTAACTATCCCTGATACTACACTCCACAATCCTTTTACTATTATTCCCAGTCTATTCATTATCTTCGATAATTTTTTCTGGTTCTCATCTTTACCCAACCAATCTAGAGTGCTGTAAATTATCAAATTCTTAAATAATTTACCAAGATTTCCCAAAAATCCCGAACCACTTTTACCTAATAATGCACCAACAGCAAAACCTAAAGATCCTTTTAAGAATCCTTTTGCGTATTTGGAAGCATTTGATTTATCTCTAGCAAGTTGGTTTTTTCGTAGTTGTTCTTGCAGTTGCTGTTGCTGTTGTAATCTAGTTGATAATATTGCAGTACCTATGCTATTTACAGTTGCTCCTAGGGAATTAATTGCACTAATGGTCGTGGAGAATTTAGAACCCGTTACTGTCTTATTGCCAATAGTAACCGTCGCACCTTTATCCTCTGGAGGTGTGATAAATTTATAGAATCGTATTGACTTTTGTTGTGCCATTAGTAAACAGTTGCCTCACTCTCTTCATACTGGACAGATGTTTCATCACCTACAGTTACAGTGGGTGTAACTACAGGTTGTATGACAACTGCACCTCCCTCTATAGTCTCATAATTTTTTTCATTGACCAAATCGTCTGAATTGGTGAGATTATTACCAGTATTTATTGTCTCTGGGTCAACATTATTCTTTAAAATTTCATTTTCTTCTTTTGCAGGGAATATATCTGGATACAACTCTCCAATATCTAGTCTATTTTTATTATATCCACCTTCAACCTTATGGTTTGTAAATGCTTGTAGTAAAAGGAACGTAGATTTTGATGTTAATTTTCTTCCACCTTTACCACCTTTTTTATATTTTCTAGCATCCATCAATTCACCTATTTTATCACCAGGTTTTACTCTTGTGTGATAATTAATCGTAGGTATTACGTTTCTATATCCAATATCTTCATTTCCTGCGTCACCTTCAATAATCATTCCTCCTCTTCTATAATCATTTGAAGATTTACCTTTCTGGTATCCCCATTGACGTACTTTTCCTGATTTCATAGCAAAAACAGGTATTGGAAAAGTTTCTGGGTCATTTGGTCTTACTGCTCTACCACCTTTTAATCCTAACTTATCTTTTATAGTTCCTACCTTATAATCTAAAAATCCATTTGGTAAAGGAAAAACTGGAGGAAGTAACGCAGTCACCTCTTCATTTTTTTGTGCATCTTGTTCTAGTTTTTGCTCTAATAGTTTTTGTTCTTGTTTTGCTATTTCTTCCTTTTTCATCTCAATTTGTTCACCAATAGTATATCTCCAATTCCACGCTTTATAGTCTTCACCTTTTTCCGCTGCTATTGCTTCTAATCTTTCTAATTTTTCATTTTTTAAATCTATACTTATTTCGGTATTTTCTACTCTTCTGCCTATTTTTTCTTCATCAGTGCCTATATTGAATAAATTTGCAACTTGGTTCATCCTCTGTTTACCAAATCTAAACAACTTTTTCAAATCATACAACGCTTCTTGAAACCAAGGTGAATTAATCATATTAACAATTTTTTCAATACCTGCATCTACTAGGGGTTTAAAGATTTCTTGCATCTTGTCGAAAAATGGGATCAATCCATCTTTCCATAAGTCAGCAAACGCTTGTGACACTGGTTCAAAAAATGCCTTGAAGATCTTAAAGTACATACTAAATGATCTCTTAATAGGTTTGAACATTGGTGTAAAAGCATCACCTAAGAACGCACCTATCTTATCTCCTAAGAATGATCCTATTAATTGACCAACAATCGGACCGAATGGACCAAGTACAGGTGTAAGTAATGCACCCATAGCAATACCACCAATAGCAGCACCTGCACCACCACCGATAGCATTTTGTAAAGACTTACCTGATGACAATCTATTTGCAAATGAGAATATACCTGCTAATCCTGCCATTCCTCCACCTTTGAGGAATCTACCTGCACCCTTACCAAACCCTTTAAGGAATTTACTTCCTTTCTGTAAAAATCTACCACCCTTAACTTTAGCAAGACGTTTTAAACGAAGCATTCTTTTAGCACGCAACGCTTGTTTTAATCTTCTTTGTTTTATTATTCTTCTACCTTCTGCAAATCTCTTACCTGATCCTTGTTTACCAAATCTAAGAAAATCTACCATTTTCTTTAATTTTTTGAAATCACCTATTAATTTCCACGGTCTTAATATTCTACCTGCTACAAAAAATCCTGCTATTCCACCTATAACTTTCAATGCTCCCATTAAAGGACTATCTTCAGCAAATCCATCAAATATTAGACCTATACTACCAGATGTTACCTTATAGAGTGCTTTGAACCAACCACCAATGACTGCTAGACCTATTTTTAAATCATTTCTTTTTCCAGGTTGCTCTAAGAAAGTTAATCCTACAAACCATCCCAATGCTGACTTTGCTAACCACTTTAAGGGTTTTAAAAGTGATTCTAACCACCCCCATTTTTTAGAGTCCTTTTTAGTTTCTGACTTAACACCTTTCTCTACATCTTGTCCATCTATATTTTTATTGTATGCCTCTTCCTTTTTTCTATCTTCTTCTAGTTGTCTTTGTCTTTCTGCTTCTGCATTAAGTAATGAATCCTGTTGTCTTGCTAAGTCATCAACTAACACCTGACCAATATCTGCCACAGCATATCCCAACCTATTGATACTAAAAGTTAAGGTCTTAACTGGATCTCCCGCAGGACCACTAGGTGTCGGAGCAAGAAATTTTTTAATCTTTAGTGTTGCTGTTTTTGCCACTTACAGTGTTTGATGTTGTGCGTTTGCCTGTTTCTGACGTGCTTCTTCCTCACGAAGATGTCGTATGAGCATATTTACATAGACATCCCTCTCCCAAGGCATCATAGATTCTAATTCAGTCAGACTATACTTGTGATGTTGCATCAATGCAAAGTTCACTTCATATAGATTCATCAATGTATCGTGTGAGAGGGCTATGCGAAAAAACTTGCCATCCCCTCCAGAACCATCTCACTTTTCTTCTCAGTCTTTGGATTAAAAACTTCGATAGTGTGAGATACTTTAGGCATTGATTCAAAAAAGGTTTGTACTTTTTGAAACTGCATATTGTTCATAGTTTCAAAGAAACTTATGAGTTCTCCCTTCTTGTATGCTTTTGCGTTCTCTACCTCATCACCGTTAGCGATTTGGTCTACACAATCTGCTGCAAGTTGAAAAATGTCATCAAGTTTAGGATCATCTGCTAAATTATTCTTTACAAATGTATCAATAGAAGGATACTTCATCACGAGTGTGACTTCATCAGTAATTTTTATTTTATTTGTATGTTCTTTTGGAACAATTACTTCTACTTCCTCAAGATTAACTTCTACTTCAACTTGAGTCTCGTTATCATCAGGAGCAATGACTTTAAATTCACTGACTTCACCTACTGACTTAGCACGAATACGTAAGAACAAATATTCAATATCAAATGTAGCAAGTGTTTCTATTTTTTTAACACTCGTACAATTTTTAATAATATCTTTAACTGCCTTGATCATTTCCTTTTGATCCTGAGATTCCATTGCCATATAAAGCAATTTCTCCTCACGAACTAGGAATGGACGGTATGTTACCTTTTGACCGAACGGTAAGGTACATTCATACTCAGGGACCACGAGGGTCGGTAATGGCATTGGCATAGTTTTAAATTCAACTCAGTATATAGTTATTTAGCACCCTAACGACGGATTACTTGCTGATCTATGTAATTATCTGATTTCCAATCTCCTTGTGATGCTATCTTTGCTTCCATACGTAGTCTTTCAACTCTGAACTGAACATCTAACTTCATCAGTCTTGTTTGTTTATTATCAAATGACATCACACTTACATTAGTAGGGAAACAATTAAATGCAGTCCAACTTGCTGTAACTTTATTTAATCTTGTCTGTCCTATTACTCTTCCTGTAAATGAGTCTGTTGCTCTCAATATATCATTAGATCCACTTTCATACTTATCTATGTGTATGTCTGCTACATAATCATCATAAAACATTGTTCTATTCTCAGAGTCTCTACTTATAATTTGAATCCAACGATCGAAAACATATCTTGGCCATTGATTTACTGGAACTATGAACTGTATGTTCATCTCTTGTGGTTGTTGGAACGTAGCATACTTTCTTTCAATACCAAAGTTAGTCACACCTCCAGTCATCAATGCTCTTGATGGAATCTTTACTTCATCTGCAAGATAGTCTACAGCATCATTCCACTCGTTTAATTCTACTTGTCCACTTGGTCCTAAAGTATTAGAAGTATTCGCCAACACAAAACGAGGTGGTTGTATTACAACCTCGAATAGATTACTCTTCGACGGTCCGTAATTACCTTTTGCTAGAAAATCTTGAAAACCTTTAAAATTTCTCATCTTTTTAGTGCTAATTGCGTTGGCATAGGTCTATCTCTTCCATTAATAGTTACATAAAATTGTTCTAAGGGCATCAAACCTATATCTGCCCAATCAGATTCTGGTATGTCTAATAAAGCACCACGCACTCTATTCCTTAAGTATTTATGCACGGTAAGAGCAAAAACGTCACTTGATATAGAATTACCTGCTAATAATGCTTCACCCATCGCTACACGTTCCTGTGGCATCACATAATGTAGGTTAGCACCCCAGAAATGTTCAGCATCTTCATTCATAATGTAAACTAATGGAAACGCATCCCAATGATACATTTTCTCTTTAAACTTTGGGTTTGGATAGTCAAAGAACACCATCCTACCTATCTGTGGTGAAACATAGGTATTGAGAGCAGTTCTTAACCTGTTTCTCCACCACTGTTTAGTTCTACCACCAGTTTGTTTTGCTTTTATGTCGGTGAAGGTGCTCATACTTGTAACTCTTTCTCGGTTAGTATCATAAATACCATTTTACGATCCTTACAATATTCTCTTGCTGCTTTCCACTTTGCATCATTAACAGCATATGTTCTTACCTCATTCAAATATTTCTTTGTACGTCGCTGTTGTTTCTTAGGTGTCTGTGTCTGCTTAAGAGGTTTGACCTCAATAATAAGTCTCGCCTTCCCCCCAGTTTTAGTCCTTGCTCTGACATAAAAATCTGGGAAGTAACGATGAACCCTCCCATCAACAGGACTAATGTACGGGATAATAATTTCTTCACTGCCCCACTCCTCCACGTTTATATTGCGGTCGCACCATACCATAAACTTTCTTTCCCATAAACTTCTATAAATAATGTTAGTAGGATCCCCTTTGTATTTTCCAGGGTAACTTGGTTTGAATTTTCCTGAGTAACTTTTAGTCATAATCAAATGTCATTAGTATATCCGAGATCAGTTCCTGGAAGTGCTCTTTTGCAAAACAAGAGAGATAGTTTCGAGACCAGTTTCGTAGACTATTTAGTAATAAAACACCATTCGTCAACAGATGGTAATCCATATTCTTACATTGGTAACAGTGGTAACTATGGTGGTAACAGTGTGCTTGGTGGTGGTGCAGAAGCAGAAGGTAGTTTAAAAAATACTATTTACTTGTATCTACCACCAAGATTACAAGAATCATACTCTACAAACTATCAAAGAACAACTGTTGGTGCAGCAGGTGTTCAAGCATTAGATGCAGGAAGAACAGCATTGGAAGGAGGAGACGTAGATGTAGTAAGTGCTATTCAAACTACTGCAAAAGCAGCAAAACCTCAATTTGTTATGGATAAAATTGCTGCTGCTTTAGGTACAATTAATAGTGCACTAGGAGCAAGTGGTTCTAACTTAGATGCTAATAGTGTTGGTGCTTTAGTTAAGAAGAAAGTATTTAACCCATACCAAGAAACAACATTCCGTGGTACAAACTATCGCTCACATAATTTTACTTTTCAATGCCAACCACGTAACAAACAAGAATCTGATGAGTTATATAAAATATTAAATGTTCTTCGTAGAGGAATGCTACCAGAAATGCAAGATGCAGATAAAGCAGACCAAACTGGAGTCACAGTAGACGGTCAACCTAGTGATACTACCCTTACAGAAGAAGCATTTAGTGGATCAGCAGCAGGTCGTTGGTTAGGAATACCTGATTACTTTAGACTTGACATCATTCGTATAGCAGGAACACCAAGTGAAGATGGTAGTTTAGAACTAAGTGGTGGTTCTCCAACAGGTTTGAAAAGAATTATGCAGTTCCCTACTAAAGTGGTACTAAAAAATATGAACATAAACTTATCTCCTGATGGTCCATATAATTCATTGAAAGATGCTTTCGATACTAATGTGGATTATGGTCCTGCATCATTCACAATGACTCTTTCATTTGATGAGACTGCATTCCTCACTAGAAATTCACTTACAGATTAATGGCATACTTTAAATATCTACCTAAAGTTTTTGTTAGAAATAAAACCAGAATCAATGGTTCACAACCATATGAACTGTCTGTAAATATTTTTAGACGTATCAAAATTAGAGATGATTTACAAGGTTCGTTGCTTGGATTTACTCAGTATGAAATACAAGATGGAACAAGACCTGATCAAGTTGCTTATGAGATATATAAAGATGCAGGTCTTGACTGGGTAATTCTTTTAATTAATAATATTATTAATGTAAATGAAGATTGGCCAATGAATCGTGAAGATTTATACCACTATGTCAAAGACAAATATGGTTCTATCGAAGGAGTAAAACACTATGAAACAAAGGAGTATAAGAGTCCTAGTCTTGATCTTGTCTTACTTCCTGGTGGGATTACTGTTTCGGAGTCTTACCAATACACGAAACCCGATGGCACCATCCTTCCAAAATCCGAATCTAGATCTTCAGTATCCTACTACTCCTATGAAGCAGCGATAAATGATACTAAGAGAAACATATATCTTTTACGTCCACAATATCTAAATGACTTCATTGCAGAGTTCAAGAAGTTAGCAAGGTATCTTCCTAATATTGAACTAGATTCTGCTAACAATAAGAAAACACAAGGATCTCTTGCTGAAGAATTTATTGGTCTACCAAAATACAATCGTCCAAGACAGAGCACTGCGTCAACAGGTTCTGCATCTGGTGGTGGTTCCTCTACTGCATTAATATCTTCTGGTGGTTCATCAGCAGCGTCGTCAACAACTACAACAACTACATCTACGGGTGTAACATTAAGTACAACAGATACAAATGCCTCTTCCGCTACGACTTATAATAATACATCATCTACTGACACAAGTTCCTCGTCAAGTAGTTCATCGAGTTCGTCAAGTTCTTCGTCCTCCAGTTCCTCTGGGTCAAGTAGTTCTAGTTCTTCTAGTGGTTCTTCTAGTTCTAGCGGGTCTTCGGGATCAAGTGGTGGTGGATACGGAGGAGGGTACTAATCCAAACAATAGTCCAACGCTTTTTTAGCAGTATCTTTTAATCTCGGTCTCTTCCACGAAGCATAAGGAATAGTCACCAAAAATCCCAGAAGATCCGCATCAGGGTCCTCTGGGATTCCTATTGGTTCAACAAAAAATATACCTGCTCTCGCTACAGTTTTCCATCTACCTACATCTACAAATCCCAACCCTCTCAACGCACATTCTAGTTTGAGAGAGTAGCATCCGTCGATTAATTTCATTTAGAAACACCAGTTATCGTCTTTGTAAATGTAACAGGGAACTCCGTGTTCGTTGTGCTCATTTGGTCTGAAGTATGGCACTCTTGGTACCCAACCATAGTGATGGTGGTGATAATCTCCGTACTCTGGTTTAGGAGCAGGACGATACCAACAGTTCCAACTTTCAAATGTCTTATCAAAAGCACAATGAGAAGGTTCGACTTCAAATTCTCCGCTTCTTAATCTAGGATGTGCTGATGCAACTTGAGGTGTAGCGATTGCTGCTACAAGCATTAAAGGAAAGAGTTTCATAATGTAACTTCATTACCGTGATCTGTACCTATTCTACCACGAATGAACACATCATATGCAATACATAGTCGCCAGTTTGTAGACTGGTTGCGTTCTGCTCTGTGTACTAACTGTGATGGAAACATCAACAGAGTTCCAGGTTCGGGTAGTATAGAAAATTGTTTGGCAGTTGCAGGAACAAATCCTACTGTGTCTGGTTCTAATGTAGGAACAAAACAGTTCTGATAATGTGCTCCCTTGTTAAAGAACAACCTTCCACTGTCAGGGTTACACATTATATAGTAAACACCACTCATTACAGCATTGGTATGTGAATGCCAATCACAACTGTCTCCAGTTTTATGTGATGCTGCCCAAGATCTTACTATCTCTAGTTCATTTGTAGTCTTGATGAGTAATGTATTGTAGCACCAGTCTTCTATCTGCTTCTGTATAAGATTATAAACAGAAGGTAGAAAGTTTAAAATATTTTTTTCTTTTGTAATACTTTTGGTTTCAAACCTATCCCACTCCAATGTATCAAGAATAGAAAGGGTGCCTTCTGGCACCCCAATATTTTCTTCAAAGACAGGAGTTGGAAATAACTCGTGCATCATAAGGGTATCAAACTGTTAATCTTCCTCTGCGAGTTTCTGAAAGAAACTTAACGCATCGTCCTCCTCTTCTTTAGCAGCAGGAGTTGTTGCAGACGCAACAGTTTTGTTCGCTGAGAATGATTCAACCTCTTCCTTCCAGTTTGTATTTGGAACAGGGGTTTCTGTGATACTTGGTGCGTGGTCGTATTTGTCTGTCTCGAATGACTTTGGTTCAACTGATTGTCCAAGAACGGTCTTAAGACGTTCCTCCAACTCCTCATAAGTTTTGAAATTAGATTCATCAGTAAACTCCTTTAGAGAGTAACTACTGTTATAAATCTCCTCTAACCTAGAGTCATCAAAGTTACCTAATGTGCTAGGTGTATTGAATGATGAGTCATCATAGTTCCAGTAACCTGCAACTTGTTTGATCTTTAATTTAAAGTCTGCACCTTTCCAAAGATCAAATGGATTGATTGCGGGTTGTGGATCGTAATCATTCTCATCTGGTTGCATACGTGCAGTAAGTTTATCAAAGATACGTTTACCAAATTTGTATAAGAATACTTGACCTTCATTCTCTGGATTTAGAGGGTCTTTGATAACGTAGATGTTTGTGTAGTAAGAAAGTTTTCTCTTTTGCTTACGTGCTATCTCTTTGTCTGATTCTCTTCCACTATTCCAGAGCATAGAATTGTGTGCACTAATAGGGCATTTTTTCCCTAGAGTAGTCAAAGAATTTTCAATGAACCAACCACCAGGTCCTTGGAATGCGTGACTCCAAACCTGTGCCCAAGGAAGTTCACTGTCTCCTTGTGGTGGTACAAAACGAATGATAGCAAAACCATTTCCTGACTTATCAACACCTGGTTTCCAGAAACGTTCGTCAGATTTGTTTCCTTTACTATTCATTTTATTGATCTCTTTTGTAAGAGATGCAAAGTTGCCAGATGATTTTTTTAAACTTGCGAATGACATAATTAGTCTGTTGTTTGTGTGTGTTGTGTTTTTTTACTACCCCATAAGGGTAACATAATTATTTATGTGCGTCAAGTTCTCTTCTCCACGAGTGTAAGCGTTTCTCCATATCTTCTAAGACTTCTTGAATTTGCTTGCCACCACTATAGATTTGAGTCATTTGGTCTATGCGAATCTTGACCTCCGCTGCTTCTTCATCCTCCAATGCCATCAAACATAGTCTACCATAAAAAATCTTTTGTTTAGCAATTAGTTCTAAAGTTTTAACAATGTGTAACTTCTTATCTTCCTTCTTCATCAAAGGAAATCTAACTGACAAATCATACAAATCTTTATAGAGTTGTTGCATATTTTCCAACTCTTCTTTAATTACATCTGATTCATAGAATGGGTTGGTCATAATGGTAACACTCCTCTGCTAGTTTTCTTTACGTAATTTAATTGCTGTGCATTATATTTAATTTTATCCTTGAGTGGACGAGAAATTAATTTGTTTACAGTTTCAATCTCGATGTCATATTCATCGCAGACAACTACAACTGCATCAATATAATTGGTAAGTCCATTGCTATTTTTAACAACATCCTCTACCATTCCTGAGAATTTCGCTTGTGTCATAAATTTGTCTTTAAATTCTTTCATTTGATTGTAGACATAAAGTCATCGATGTATGATCTGAGAAGGTCATAGTAGTGATCTGGATTCTTTTCAAATACTTGAATTGTTCCATCTTCTACTGCTACGATCGTGACTATTTTGTTGATGGGAATACCACATCTTTCATAATACATAACTGCATAAGCAGTTTCTTGAACAAAGTAATTCTCAATCCACATTTCTTTCTTAGGTTTTGTTGATGTCTTAAAGTCAATGACGGATAGTTCTCCATCAAACTCTGCTATGCAGTCAACGCGACCAGAAATGCGAAGATAATCGCTGAAGAGACAACTCTCCAAAAGGTGTATGTTATTGATCCTATTAAGTTCCTCACGGGAGGACTGAAAAAGATAAGTAGCAAGAGGATTAGTTTCATCGAAAGATACTTCTTCGTTCTTCAAATAACATTCTACCATAGAATGAAACTTATTGCCACGTGATGCAGCAGCAGTTGAAATTTTTGTTGCTTGCTTTTCACCGACACGTTTCCTCCATTTAATAATAGAATCTTTCTTACGATGACTTGTGATAGTCGTGATAGAAGGATACCATTTGTTCTCTGCAACTTCATAGAGTCTTAAACCAGACTTCTTTGTCACAGAATTTATTTCATAGATAGGTTTCGGAGGACCTACAGTTTTAAATACAGTTTTAGAGACCAAGATTCACCTTTGATATTAAATATTCTCTTACGAGACCTGACCTAACAATGTCATCAATACCAAATTCGACCGTATCAAACGATGGCATTGTCTGCAAGATCTTCATAAAGTCTAGGACTCCATTACGTTCATTGCTTTTAACTAAATCAGATTGTGTGTAGTCTCCTGAGAAAATAATCTTAGAGTTCTGACCCACACGAGTTATTATACTATCTAATTCGTGAAAGTTCAAGTTACTAAACTCATCTACTATAATGACACAATTATCTAATGTGGTTCCTCTGATAAAAGAGGTAGACCAAAATGATATTGTCTCTTGTGATCTTAAGTTATCATATAACATTTCAAATGCAGCATCATCAGGCATCTGAAACATATACTTTACCATATTTTTATATGGTATTTGGTATAGATTTGATTTGTCCTCGTGATCTCCAGGAAGGAAACCAATCTCTCTTGTAGGGACGAGAGACCTTACCATATATACTTTTTCATATGGACTTGTAGGTTCTAATACTTCCTTGAGTGCAAGGTACAAACTAATAAAAGTTTTACCAGTACCCGCAGCACCGTGTAAAACTAAATTTTTTCCTTCAGCATAAGAATTGAAGACTATTTCTTGGTTGTCCCCGATGGGTTCGATCACCTTGAGGTGATCCATATTAATAGGTTTCTTTCTTCTCATAAATTTAGCACTTCTGCTGTTGTTTTGAGAGGTTGTCTTTCGCTTCTTGACAGGCATAATTAAGTGTAGTTAGACAAGTTTGCAGCGGGGTGATCTGCTTGGATTTTAGACATTACTTCTTTAAATCCATCGGATTGTTTTGGTTTACCATAGATTGTTGCAGGTGCTTGATTACCAAAATACCTTTCCATTTCTGGGTGCTCGTCTTTGTATTTATCGAGTTCTGCCATAGACATTTTTAACTCGATAATCTCTCCAGTTTCTTTGTTTTTGAAATCGTATGAGGGCATTAATGTTTACGTAGTTTTTTAGTTTTGTGTCTGATGTATCTGACTTGAACATTAATTAAGTTAAGTCGTGTTCTGATTATAGCATACTTTAATTCTAGTTTCACGTAGTCTACAATTTTATAGAACGATTCAAACCCATCGGTAAGAGCGATGAGCATTACAACTAATAAAAAAGTATAGAGTGTGTACATTAGTCTATTCTGAGACAGGGTTGGAGGTCTCGCCAGTACTGTTCGTCTGAACATTCACAGTCATCTTCACACCATCCTAATGCTTTAGAAATGGTAGGAAAATTACATATAAAATGATCTTTACATAACATAGCAAGATCCATATGTTCTTTTTGTGTTCCGTGTCCAGTACGAAGTTCAATGTAATGAATCCAACTGCGAAGGGAACCAGTCATATAGATACGAGTCGGTGTTGCCAATGGCAATACAAACCTAGCACATTCTTTTGCTACACCTTTCTTTAGTAACATAGCATATACATCTTGAGAGTCTTTAAATAACTCTTCAATGATACGGTTCATTTTTTGTACATCTTCTGGATCAAGATCGTCAATAGAATTTTGACGGTTCTTATCATCTTGACGACGTAGAGTTGGTACAGGAATCTTATCTGATAACAGATTTGTATCTGCATATCTCTGAGAAAATTCTTGATATGTAAATGAACGATGACGAAGTATCTGTGCAGCGATTGCTCTTGTTGTATTAATTTCAAGAGTCATTGTTGCTTGCTCAAACACGGACCAGTGACCGTGTTTAATACAATACTCTAATAGTTTTTCAACTTTAGGATTGTCTTGATTATTAGGATTAGATACTCTTGCTATGTATCCTATAGTTTTCTCAGCGTCAGGAGTTTTACTAATAAAACAAACTGATGCGTGAGACAAAGGTTTCATTGTACTATTCATTGACGAAAACATCTAGCGATTATAAGGATTGCAAATGACTGTATGTAATTTATAGTCGCCAATCCAAATAAAGTAGGAGCAACAAAGTTCCACGCAAACATTAGAACTAAAGGTGTCAAAAATACTGTGCCAATAAATTCACCAACTTGTTCTGGTGTTACTTTAACCTTCTCATCCTTTGGAGGTTCTTCCTCTGGTTTCTTAGGTTCCTGTATTTTATTGACGGTGTAAATCGTCATCTTCTTTTTCTTTTGTTTTTGGTCTCCTTCTTGTCTGTTTCCTGTTGATTTTTCCATAATTTAGGGTTGACTATACCTTCTGATTGTTTAAACCATTTGAAGTCCTTCTTATACTTATCATAATAATAGTCAAACATCTCCACTTGTGACCTTGGTATGGCAATATCATAACATTCCTTGCCATTTTCTATGTAATGAACAAGATATGCTGTGTATGGTAATGTTTTGTCATTAGCATCAGCAACCTGACACTTCTCTTTAAGGACGTTCAATGTATTCAACTCCTATTTCCCCACTGTATTGTAGGGAACGCTTCTTGGACAACTGCTTTAGTAATTCTATAGCGTTTGCCAAGTTGTTTGTCTTTTACAAGGCATAAAACCTTTGCTTCTTCTTCGTGTAACCCTTCTAACATTTGGATAAACATATTCTCTTTCTTCATAGAAGGAAGATTGTCTGCTCCACCCTTAACAAAGTAATAGAATTTACGTGCTTCTTTCTCAAGAAGTGTATGTTCTGTACCCATAGGTGCAGGGTTAGGTCTGTAAGGTACGTCACCATCTGGTAGTGCTGATAGAACACTGTCATCATAATTCCAGATGAATAGAGAACGTAGTGCTTGACTATTATTCTCTTTAAGGATTTTCACCTTCTGTGATTTTGTCTTTGCGTTGTGTGCTTTCTGCAAAATCTCTGCGATTGTAAGTTTCATAACTTAAAAATAGTTTACTGCTGACACTAGGTCATTCAATTCATTCTCTTCAAAGTAAGAAGAGAGGTCGCTCCTGTTAGCAGGAACTAAGGATTCATATGTATCTATAATCTTTTCACACATCTCTTTTGGAATGCACTCAAAGTCAATGAGTTTACGATTACGTTCATAGTGATCTATAAGTTCTGGTGTAGTACAGAAGTCTTCTGGACTTTGCGTAGACCACTTTGCAATTAAAACTTTGCGTAATGGTTTCTGTCTGCGTCCTTCAACCAAGCAACTATCATCAGATAAGAAGTTTGGAATACCATCAGATCTATCACCCTTAAGGATGTGCTCTGAGATATACAATTTAGGGTCTAGTCCTTCTACCCATTTCTTAAGACAAGGATTGTATTGATCTACATATCCATATCTTTTAAGTTGAATGAAGTCTTTATCTCCAGAGAGTATTAAAGTCTTCACTGGTGGTTGCATATTGTTTTGCAATCTTATGTTTGCAAGACCTTGTTGTTTACAGAGAACAGCGATGATGTCATCTGCTTCTGCACCGTCAACCTCTACAACTTTGTATGGTAAATGTTCTAAGAACTCTGCCTTAAGTTTGTTAAGGAGTTCAAAGATATTATCCCAGTTATGTTTAGACTTTTCTCTGTCACGTTTACGTGTACCCTTATAGTGAGGGAACTCATCACGTCTCCAGTAATGTCTATTGTCATAACATAGAACAAATTCTCCATACTTTTTCTTAAACTCTGATCGATAGTTGAGCAGAGAATTAAGAACCATATGTCGGACTAAACCTTCTTGTAACTCCTCAGTCTGTGAAAGCGAAACCATAAGGTTTGCTATCATCACCTGATTCATATCTACAAGAATCATTTATTTAGTCATCATCTTCGTCATCTATTATATCATTTTCTTCACTTAAACGCAAGTACAGTAGTTCTTCGGGGTCTACTCTACCATCCTCAGTTAACATTTCTGGGTGAATAACTGCTTTTGCATACGCTGCACTCTCAAGATAAGTGTCAACATAATCTTTTACATACCAAGAAACAACAGCACCCATCAGGAACGCTCCTATGATTAATGATGCAAAAATAACTGCTTGTTCTGCCATAGGATACTCCTTGTAATTAAAATTATTTAGACTTTTTTTTGCGTCCAGGTCTACGAGTCTGCTCGTACTTCCACGCATCTTCTAAGAGAGCATACAGGTACTTGTATATTTTTCTTGCTTGTGGTTTAGGAATGTGTCCAAAAGATTCTCTTAGGTATGGATCACCACCCTTAATGTACCCTTCTAATTCAAGACACATCTCTGATACACCTGCTGCTGTGGTACTCTCAATGAATTCTGTTACTTCTCTTCTAGTAAATTTCTGTGCTTCTAGTATGGGATAGACCTTCATTAAGAATCTACCCTCACACATTGCAGCATCCATTGCTCTCTCAACTAGAGCACAAAGTTCATCAACTTTGTTCTGTTGGTTAATCATTGTAGTCAAATAATACCTCTTGATTTAAAATGTGAAATTGATTCATTACAACCACCTGTTTTCTGTCCGTCTACGATTAACTGTGGGAAGGTGGACCCATTACCAAACTCTTTATAAAACTGATCACGTGTGAAGTTTTCATTAAGTTTAAACTCACGATAACTCCATCCTTTTAAATTATAAAATTCTTTTATCTTTGAACAGTAAGGGCAACCTGGTCTGGTATAGATTGTTGTACTGGATGGTTTCATTAGTTGAGATGTACGTTGAATGCGATTGAATAACGAGGAAGATCTGTGTTGTTCTTTTCCGTAGCGTGTTCTAACCACGATGGAAATAGTATAACAGATTCTGGAGTTGGATCGAAGTAAATACCTTCCTCAGTTCCGAACATACACATCTTAGCATACATATTCGGATTGTAAAATAGTATTCCTCCCATCTCAGGTGTAGTCTTATGGTAATACACACCAGATATTTGATGACCTGCGTGTGTATGTCTTTGTTGTGACTTACCTTTACCTACTACATTAATCCAAGATTGTGAGATTGTCCACGATCCCTTCAATGGTTCTATGTATGCTGATGCACTATCTGGAACAGGTAATTTTTGTGAACTAACATATTTCTCTATTGCTTTACCTAAAAAACTTTCAAGGTTTGGCATTGGATGTTTCTTAAACATCTGTAATAAATGTTGCTTTGAATGTGTACCGTGTAAGGTTTCTTGCAAAGCATAAGGAGATAGATATGAACTGTTAGACCAGTCACCTGTCTCCTCTAAGTATTTGATTGTATTATCTATCTCATCTACTATAGTAGGGTCACTATGTTCTGATGGAAATATCTCAATGGGAAAAAGTTGCATCTTGTAGTTCTTCTATTCTGTAATGTCTCCAAAGGGATTGATCTAAACCAAAGATCTCTACCTCAGCATTGCTAGGTGCATCAAATATGTATGTCTCGAATGGCATTATTACTTTCTCTATCCAAAAGTTTTCTGCCATACATTTTAATATGACCATCCTATTAGATTCATTTTTATAGTTGTAACTATTCACTAGACAACTCCCTCAATTTCTCGTGGCAAAGATCAATGATCTCTTGTCTGTAAAACATCAGTTCTTCAAAACAACCTTGATTGTACGCACAAGATCTCAGTTTAGTATCAGGTTTGTGTAGACTCTCTATCAGTAGAGTCAGTCCCCTGTATTTCTTCTCCTGTTCCTCTGACATCGGATTCTTGTGGTGATTTCTTAACATTATATATGGAATCGTCTAATTTTGCAAGTTCTCCAAGCAAACTCTTTTGATATTTCTTTTCTTTCTTCATTTTTTTACGAAGAGTCTCAGGATCATCCTTATATTTTGTACCTATCTTTACGATGCGTTGTAGTTCATCGTGTGATTGCTTTAGTCTTCTATCCCAGAAGGCATCTTTGTTTAGAGGAGTCATACTGCGTCGTCAATAATGAATCTGAATTGTCTGAAATGTGCATTTCTAGACCTACTACTATTACTATACCACACAGTTGAGGATCTGTCGTGTGATGATTGATATAATCCCCACTTAGCAGTTCTAGTATTGATAGATGTCTCTGAGTTATTTAATCTTATTCTTTGAGGTAAGATCTTTTCTTGTGGATAGTATGGTGTTGTAGTCTCTGCACCTTCATTGTTTATAAGTTTCTCATCTCTTACAGGAAACTCCCAAGTAAATTCCATACCGTCAGCATACCCTTGACCTGCACTTATAATAGAGTCTACTGTCCATCTGAACTGGTATCCTTTTCTAGTCTCAGGTGCTGTTTGTGTATCAGTTTCTTTATAGATTAACTCTGCTCTCATTCGTAATTTCATTCCATTAGTTCCTTCTAAATCAAAGTCGTGATAGAAATAGACTGGTTCTCCTGCTACATTTTTTCTCTGCCAGTATTGTATTAGAGTAGCAGGTTCTCTATACATCATTGTTACTGCTGATGATGTATCCTCTACACTCACAGTAAATAATTTCTCTACAAGATCACTGACTTGACTGTCAAAATAATTTGCTGTTGGTGAACCTGACGCTATGAGAATAGCAGGTGATGGTAAACCATATGCACCAACATCATTATCCTCATTGAGTGTTCCAAATGATAATTGATTTACAGCACCACCAGAAATACAAGAAGCAGTGTCGAGACTGTTTACTACAATACCTTGTCTGAATATTGTACCAAGAGTCTTGTCTTTACCGACAAAGAATTTCTCTAATTGACCTATTCTATATCCACCACTACCCATATCAATGATACTTTCTACACGGAATCTCATACCATCTGTCACTGACTCATACTTAATGTTAAGTGATAGTCCACCTACTCCAATAGACCTAACAATGTAACCTACACTATCATCATCTGTTCTTACTTGGTTCACGTGTGTAGGACGTGGTGTAACTGACAACCAGTTATTTGTAAATCCTCCACCACTTGACCACGCAGACACTGTATTATTTGAATCATTTACATCATACAATGAGAATGATCCAGGCATACCACAATTCAAATTAATATCTGGAACGTTATGTGATGTTGTTGTAAGTTCTACTCCAAAAATATTAATGATCTCTTTTGTACTCTCATTATGTAAAGCAAAATGTGGAGTAACTGATGCGTTATAATGACCTGCTTCAATACTAGCAACTCTAAATGTAATATCATCACCTCTAACCATATCAAAAGTATGTAATGGTGTGCCTATCTTTGTCCACTCATCTACGTGTGCTTCATCTTCAAAGATCATTACATTATTTTTATACAGTTGATACTTGAATACAGTACAGTCACCGATACCACCTGTCATACCACCGTGTGATCTTAAACTTATACTTCCATCTTGTATAGCAGTAATTGTTTGTGCAGTGTTATGTTTGATCATATATTCACCTACACAATTACTACAACCTGATACTACTGAATCACCTTCTGCAACTTGACCACAACCAGTACGTGCCATTTCCATATTCTTAAATCCTGTAGGATCAAACATATAATCTTCACAAGATTGAATAGCACCTAACTCTCTAAACTCAGGTTCTATCAACTCTTTAAATACATAACCTGCAATGCCCTCATAGTACCAAGGAGATCCATTGTAACTCATACGATATGATATTTTCATATCATCGTAGTCATCATCACCATTCAATAGATCTTCCCACCACTGCCACCAACGTGATGTCCATCTTGTAAAGTTTTTATTATTCCAGTTCAGTCTTCTCTCACTAAACATACTGAGGTTTTGTTCTGCTGAATTTAGATTAGTTCTCCAACCGTTACTTGTCTGAGAGAATGTCAGTACATCATTCTGTGCTACAGAACTACCATTAGCAGTAAAACCATTAGGAACCATAACAAATCCTATTTTACAAGGAGCGTATTGATTTAGAATTGTTTTTGAAATTGTATGTGATAGGTATCCAGTAGCGTCTGTAGCATTAGGAAGAATGACTTGACCATATGCAGGGTTATCATTTGTATCAGTAATATAATATCCAAAAGTATTTTTATATGCTGCACCACCACGTTGACAATTAAACTCAATTAATATATCAGCATCAACCTGACCTGCAATATTATAAAATCCTCCTGTCAAAACAGGTTCTATTAACTCTCCACCAATAGGTGTTAAAGAATATCTATGATCACCTGATGTAGGATTCCAGTATCTATATAAAGTTGATAGTTGTTCTCCATCACCTAGGGAACTAATCCCATCAATTTTCTCACGGAAAATGTAAGAAATAACATCAGTTCTAGATCCCATACCATAGGCATCCATAGATGATTGCTCTCCCTCTGGATTCATAGTCAACATAGTATCTGTCTGACTAGCACTATATGAAACATAAAGAGGATTTGATCTAGGTTCTTGTTGATTATGTCCGTAAAATATAATGCTTGATGATGTGTAACTATTATCAGGAGGAGTAGAATTTAAACTATAGTGATGGTTTGTAGGTGATACGTGTTCATACACTGCTCTACGTTCTGGAACACAGTTCTTTACACATACCCTGTTAGATGTTCTATTGAAATCTTGAGTAAAAAAGTTTTCACAATCTGGATTGGGAGGTTTCCAATCACCACCTGCATATGGTTTAAGCATACATTCAATATGATCAAACATACAATCAGGTATCTTACCTATATCTTCTTCGCAATCTACCTCTGAGGATGGGTCATATGGATCGTTAAAGCACTCTGCACCAGAGTTAGGATCTCTAGGATCTTCAAGTTCTATTTTAATTTTACTCGGTACACCTATGTCTTCTAATCCAAGACCTTTTAAATGATCTACAATATATCCAATATCATATTCTAATGGTCCTAAATCTGCAATACTTGTATCAGGTTCAGCAAAGTTAGGTATGGTCTTTGTTGATTGTGAAGGGTAACATTGACCTACTAAGTTTTCTATTATCTGATTTACTGTTGCATCAACAGGAGTACCATCACCTTTTATATTTGAACCACCGCCACCAGAAGGCACCTCCTGTTGTCCCTGAGACTGGTCGTCCGAGGGGTCACAGTTTTGTTGAAACCAACCGTTGTCACCTGACATATCTTTTTAGTTATTTATGAGCAAGCACAAACTAAATTTCTATCTCCATATACATTATCGATACGTGAAACCGATGCCCAGAATTTATTAGTCTGATTCATTGGGTATGCTGCTTGTTCTCTTGAGTATGGATACTTCCATTCAGTCTTAGTGCACATCTTAGATGTGTGTGGAGCGTTCTTAAGTATCTCTGGTATAGTATCTATCTCTTCTCTGATACTTTTTAAAGAACTAACAAATCTTTTCAACTCATCTAATGATTCTGACTCTGTAGGTTCTATCATCATAGTTCCTGCAACAGGCCACGACAGAGTTGGTGCGTGAAAACCATAGTCCATTAGTCTCTTTGCTACATCTTCAGCAGTCACTGGTAGATTACGACAGTCTATGATACATTCGTGTGCAACTCTACCATTACTTGCTTTATATAATACTGGAAAGAACTCATCTATTTCTTGAGCAATCCAGTTTGCTGATAGTAATGATATAGCACTTGCTTTTCTAAGTCCATCAGCACCCATCATACGAATGTACATCCAACTAATAGGAAGTATAGATGCACTACCTTGTGGTACAGCAGACACACGTTGATGTATAAAAGGTGATAGATGTTTTGCTACACCAATAGGTCCGACACCTGGTCCACCACCACCGTGAGGAATACAAAATGTTTTATGTAAATTCATATGACATACATCAGCACCATACTCACAAGGTTTAGCAAGACCAACCTGTGCATTTAGATTTGCACCATCAAGATATACCTGTCCACCAAACTCGTGAACGATAGAACATATTTCTTTGATAATAGATTCAAATACACCGTGTGTTGATGGGTAAGTAATCATACAGCAAGCAAGTTTATCTGCTTCTAGGTACGCTTTATTTCTTAGATCGTGAATGTCAACGTTACCTTCATCGTCACAATCAACAGTAACAACTTTCATTCCTGCCATCACTGCTGATGCAGGGTTAGTTCCGTGTGCACTCTTGGGTATCAAACATACGTTTCTCTCAGGATTTCCGTTGTGTTTATGATACTCTAAGATTGCTAATAGACCTGCATACTCACCCTGTGATCCTGCATTAGGTTGTAATGATACTTTATCAAATCCTGTAATGTCACATAACCATTTCTTTAAGTCATCTATAATTCTTGTGTAACCTTTAGACTGATCCATTGGAACCATAGGATGTAAGTTCATCTCATCCCAAGTAACAGGCATAAGTTCTGACGCTGCATTTAATTTCATAGTGCAACTACCTAGAGGTATCATACCATTTACTAATGAGAAATCTTTTGCACCTAACTCATAGATGTAACGCATCATATCTGTTTCACTATGATACTTATTAAATACATCCTGTTTTAAAAATGGTAAGTCTCTCTCTGGTATTCCAATCCATTGTGTATCAAGAGTTGAATCCCATACTGCTCTGATGGATACACCAGTTGATACAAAATCATTTTGTGAGTCTACAATATCTTTGACCTCATCTAATGTAGTTAACTCATCTAATGATAGAGTAACCCAACCTTGATAGTCATACTTAACATTAAAATTATGTAAACGTGCTTGAGATTTGAATCTAACTGTATCAAACCCTTCTGAATCATCTACCTCTATACCAGACCAAGTTAGTGCTCTTAATAAAGTTGCTCTCAGTCTTCTAATCCTTAATGCTATTGCCATAAGACCATCTGGTCCGTGGTATGCAGCATAGAATCCTGCCATATTAGCAAGCAGTGCCTGTGCTGTACATATATTACTGGTTGCTTTGTCTCTTCTTATATGTTGTTCTCTTGTCTGTAGTGCAAGACGATAACATTTATTACCTTCATTATCAACAGACTGTCCTACAATCCTACCTGGAATTTTTCTTTTATGCTTGTCTGTAATAGCAAAGAACGCTGCGTGTGGTCCACCAAATCCCATAGGAACTCCGAACCTTTGCATACTACCAACTGCAATATCAAATCCCATATGTCCTACAGGTTTCATTAATACTTGTGCCATAGGATCTACAGCAGCAATAGTCATTACCTTTAGATCTCTACACCAAGATATTAAACCATCCATTATCTTAATCTTACCATCAACATTAGGCATTTGCATTATCATTCCGAAGGCATCATCAACAAAGTCTTCTATACTTATAGATGAGAATATATCCATCGTCACAATCTTTATTCCTAACGGTCTTGCACGGGTCTGTAACACCTCGTAAGTCTGTGGGTATATGTATTTGTCAACTATGAATGTATTTTTATCTTTTGTATTATTATATGCCAGTATCATTGCTTCAGCAGCAGCAGTTCCTTCATCTAATAAAGAAGCGTTTGCAATAGGTAAACCTACAAGTTCTGTTATTAATGTTTGGTAATTAAATAATGCTTCTAATCTTCCTTGTGAAATCTCTGCTTGGTACGGTGTGTATGATGTGTACCAAGATGGATTTTCTAATACGTTTCTCTGTATGACAGGAGGTGTAATCGTTCCATAATATCCTTGACCTATAAGAGATCTCTTAATCACATTCTCACTCATAATTTCTTTGAGTTCTGCAAGTGCAGTGTTCTCATTTAATCCTACAGGAACATCATTTAATGATCTGTATAGGATACTATCTGGAACTACTTCACGAACAAGTGAATCTAAATTAGTAAGACCAAGATCGTGTATCATCTTAGTCTGTTGTTCGTCAGTAGGACCTATGTGACGACGGATAAAATCTGACATTAACCGAATGTATGTATGTTATAAGATTTACGAACAGGTGGATACAAAGTTTTTTTTGGTTGTTTAACTTTTAAGTATATCTTAAGTAGTTTTTTTGATTTCATACTACTAATTATAACACATAAAAAAAGGACCTGCAAAACACCAATAAAGCAGATCCTTTTTTAAGATTGAAAGGGAGGTTGGGTTCCTGTGTACCAACAAATAACGGGCATTACTACAGAAGTAAAAACGTTATTGCCTGAGACCCGATTGGTTGAATCGGTTCTACTTTCGTAGCAGCACCACCTGTGTCTCATCACCTTAACTAGCGGTTGCCAGTAAGTTTATTCAGTCACTCCCACGTCGCGTCCGACTCTTGTATAATAACAGAACCGTCGCACTGTGTCAACCCCCTATTTTTATAATGCGTTACCTCTTGGTAACACTTCTTCTGGGAACACAAAGTTCTCGTGTGGTTGATCAACTGATGACATCCAAGCACGCATACCCTCATTAAGAAGAATGTTCTTTGTATAGAAAGTCTCGAACTCTGGGTCTTCTGCTGCTCTTATCTCTTGAGATACAAA